AAGGTTGTAGTACCCACCGCTGGCACACGAGAACCAACCTGACGTACTGTGTCATTAATGGCACGCTTCACAAAGAACTTAGGGAACAACGGGTTGTATGTGACACGAACATTAGCCTCATGAGAGGCAGCAACAGAACCATCCACACCACGACCCCAGGGCTGCAAGGCAGCAGTGTTAGATGTCACCGTGTCAACATAAATAATCTCATCATCTATCTCAGCTCGACCCTGGGCCATGCTTGCGCCATTGCCTACCGTGATAGACGATGCAGTGCTATTAATGGCAGAAGACAGGTATGTGACCTGATCCTGTGACCGAACGTAGCCACGAAGCATTGACAGCACATCATCAGCCAACTCATCAAATGTTGCCATCAGACCTCCTCAGTAACAGTGTAACCTTCAGCGATTAACTCGGCAGCTAGTTCCGTGGAGACAGGGTGTTCGCGTCCACCACCGAAATAGTATGTTGCATCCAAGGTCTCTTGAACCGTAGGCCAAGGCACCTCAACCCATTCACCGTTAACCTTCAGCACACTGATTCCCTCAAAGCGTTTGTACCAGCCCCACCCGAGCGTCTGGGTTGGGGTGCGAAAGATCAGTCGATTAGATGTCGCTGTCGCGTTACCGAAATCGTTTGACGGGTCAACAGGCCCAGGAATAACAAACACCGTGGCAAGGGTGTCTGCCTCACCGAGGGCAACGCTAGACGCAATGCCCGTGGGTTCCATAAACATCGTCAAGCGTGGCTCACCAGGCCCACCACCTGCTGCACTAATACCATCAGGGTTTATCGAAATGAACGCCGTTGGTGTGCCAAAAGCAAGAGTGGAACGTATGCCCTGTGTCGGACTAATGCGACTATTCAGAGCCGGTGACCCAATGCCACCGTCACTAGCAATACCATTTACTGTTACAGAAACAGTAACCGATGGTGAACCCATCGTGGTAACACCAGTAATACTGGTGACACGCATGATGTCCGTGACGGACACGGTGCCCACAAGCAAGCCACCGGCTATGCCATCCGGCTCCATTGTGCCAACGCCATCAGTCGTCCCCAATAGAACAATCGGTGACTCTGTGACATCCTTGACAACAGACATGCCCTACCCTTACAGGGAGAAAATCTTGTTAGCGCCGCTATCCCACACCACGGTGATGTCGCCACCGGCAGGAACAATCGGCACACCGGTACCAGTATCAACCCACGCAATGAGACGCTGGCTCGAAGCAGCAACATCAGCTCCACCGCCTACGGCAGAGGACTGAAACAGCAGCAGACTATGTGAACCAGCGTTAGTTGAGGGCGTCGTGAACGTCACGTCAGCACCATCGAACACACCATTGTCTACCGTCTTACTGGCCAGACCAGCAGACGTAGCATGAAGCGTGCCACTAGCACCAGTCACATCAGACACAAACTCATGTGAGGATGAATAGGTATATCCACGAACCAAGGCAACCTTAATCGTAGCCGTATCCAAATCGATACTGCCGTCAAGGAAACCTTCTTTAGCCTTTGGGTAAACAGCGTTCGCCACAGTAACTCCTTTTAATCGACCTTAATAACTTGCCCTGTTTTGGGACTGAAACTTGCACCATTACTGAACGTGTTATCCGTGGCATCGAACGCTGCCCCGGCCTTATCTGAAAGTTCAAACGCGGCCCGAATATCAGGTGTCCTTGTTGTTGCCGGCTGGATGCCGGCAGCCCTTGCCTCACGGTAAAAAGCAAGCTCATTTTCTTTTCTGCGCTCAGCAGAAGAATCTAAACCGGAAGCAGACTTGGCATACCCCACACGCAAAGCAGCACCTCTTGCACACTCACCCCATGTTGAGTGATCTTTCGTTAAACAACCAGACCTACAAGCCATATCAGTTTACCTTTCTTGAAATGGTGGGGGTCACCATTATATGAAACCCCCACCATCACACATCAAGAAGCGTTAATCGAAGAAGAAGACTCGATACGCCATAGCGCCGCCTCGCGGTAACGCTTCCAACCAAGAACGCCATACCAGCCCAAGGGGCGGTGACGCATCAGCTTGTCAGTCACAGGGCCGACAATGGTGTGCGGTTCCTCAGCAACAGCCTCAGCAAGAGCCTGCTTACCCACGATGAGGGTACGGAACACGCGAGCCGAAGATGCACCATCGGTAGCGTTGTACATACGAGGGGTCTCCACGAAGTACGCGCCATCAATCGTGCCGATGAAACCGGGCCAGAAGTTTTCTGACGCATCATACTTGTGCAGGTCTTGGAACCCGCCACCAGTGGTCTCAGAACGCAAGTCATGAGAAACCTCAGGGTGAATGTATGCAGCGAACAGGCTACCCTGACGGGGCACAGCCAGACCGGCACGCAACTTTGACACACAGTAACGAATGTCAGTTAGCGTTACCGTATCTTCAGCAGCAACCTCGTCAGTATCTGTCGGGTCACTGGCACCACCAGTAGCGAAACGCTCATTGGTGCCCTGACGTAGTTCTGTCATCACAACAGAGTCAAGGCTGTCAGCCATGTTGTAAGCAATGATGTCAGCAGCAGCCGGATCAACATCCGACAGTGAGAACAGACCAAGCTTACGGGTCAACAGTGCAGCGTTACCATACTCGTTCAGGGTAACGCTTACGTTGCTGGTGTTGCTAATCGCAACAGCATCAGGATCAACGTTTTCAGTAAGAGTGCTGGTCGCTGCTGCCAGATCGTTGTAAATCTGGAAAACAACAGAAGCACCAGGCATGGCCTGCTGAACAGGACGCTTATCGGCAAGATCACGGATGAGCGGCTGCGAACGCAGGGCCATCTCAACATAACGATCATAAGCAGTCTGCACAAGGTTAGTCATGCCGGTCTGATTACTAATCGTCGCTGTACCGGTATAGGTATTAGCCATTGTTGAGATTCACCACCTTTCACAAATAGAAGAGAATAGATTAATAAACAGCAGGGCCACTAGAAGAACCAAACAAAATCTTGTTCAGGTCTTCCGGTGACTTAGCTGACTGAATCATTGACATCAACTGGGATTCATCCCCGGTCGGTGCCTGTCCCTGGTTTACGGTGTCATTAAATTGCTTTGCCCACGGGGGCGTATCAACTTGGACTTGCGCTTCATGCTCCTCAGATGCCACCTCAGCACCAACCGGTTCACCCGGCTGGAAAAGGTCAGACCGTTCGTCAAGCCACGCGCTAATATCATCAGACGTTGACACGCTATCGGGAATCAAATCCGCAATCTTTGGACTAAACCCACGAGACGTGAGAACTTCCTGTACGCTCCGCTTCCGCGTATCCACACGGAAACTTTGCAGTTCCTGTTCCAATTCCTTCACACGCTTCTGGCTTACACGATGCGCTTTACGCAACTGTGCGATACCGTCATCACTGTATTCATCGAAATCGTCAGGCAGGTCGTACTCGTTGTTCGCCATAAGGCGTTCACCCTTTCACTCATCCGTTAGTAGTGTCGTTACCCACACACAATATCGGGGAACATTGTATGGCTGTAACTACCGGTCTTAATGCACATCACCTGGGCCGGTGGATCAGGGATGGAGTGGGACGATAAGGCCACGAACCTTACGCAGTCGTACTGTTCGTCCCGTATTAAATTATAGGTTCTTAGACTTAGACAGGGCGCTACGGGCAGCACCAGCAGTACCTGAGAACCTGGCCCGCTCACGCTTGCCACGCTGCTCTGAAGCCATTGAGGCTTCCTCATCACCAAACTGTGCCTTCAACGTGTCAAAAGGATCATACTGTTCTTTATCAATGCCGGCCAATGTGCGTTCACGCCTCGCCGTTCGGCTCGCTTGTGAGAAAGAAGACTGCAACTGTGCAGCAGACTGTGCGTTAAACGGATCAACTGTTTGACCCAGGGCTGACTGAGACAGCTGCTCAGACTGGGCACGACCCATGCTAAACCCAGCAGCCTCAGCGGCACCACCAATGCTAGCCGCACGAACCTGCCGACGAATAAGATCCTGTGCCTTAGTCGGGTCAAGGATGTAAGCCAGTGCATCACCAGCACCAACATTATAGTATTCGTTTAGTTCGTTAAGAACCTGACTTGAACCATCAAGCAATCGCTGAGCTGTAGACACACGATCTTCAAGTTCATTGGCAGAGATGTCGTTAGAGATAAACTTAGCGTAGTCATCATAGTTGTCGTAGAACTCTTTGGGCAGTCCATAGGACGACAACACCCGACGATACGAGCGTTCCATCTGAATGTATTCCGCTTCAGAGATGGCTTGACCGCGCTTACGCAACGCCTCCATGCCAGAGAAACGCTTTAGATAAGTTTCAGTTTCACGGAACTTGGCCAAAATAGCCTCGGTACCTACGTCAGCGTAACCCCCATCGATCCAGCCATCAACATCATTCATCAGTTTTTTTGTGTCTTCTTCATTAAAACCGAACTGGCCAAACAGATCGCGGAGAAACTCACGAGCTGATTTCCTTGCGGCATACGGTGTGTTGTCAATTGGCTTGGTCGGCTCAACGGGTTCGACGGGTTCGACAGGTTCGACGGGTTCGACAGGTTGAACCGGTGTAGTTTTTGTTGCACGCGCAGCCCGGAACTTCTCGTTAAGAGCAGCGCGTTCCTTTGGCGTTAGGTTACCCGTTGCGCCAGCGGCAGTATTAAGTTCTTGTTCAATTGCAGTTGCCTGCTCAGACGTGATCTCGCCGTTCTTGACAGCATCAACAAGCCTGCCCCTATAGGTCTCTTGATTAGTAGCCATACATCACCCCGAGAATCCCATCATCTTCGCCAGATCCGTACCGATATTGGTATAGGTTTGGTAAGCATTGTTTGTTTGCTGCCAACGATCATCCTTACGGATCTCTCTCTGGAAATCCCACAGAGACATCATGGCCGGCCCCTTGTCATCCATCACAGAGTTGAATGCTTTAGTCAACAAAGGATCTTTTAGATCAATCTGTGACGCATCTGGCATCTCAAGCAGTTGAGCCATCTGTCCGATATAAGAACCGGCGGCATCACGCAAGGTGTTATTAGCAGACAACCTGCCCTTAAACACAGGGTACAAAGACTCCGCTTCACGGATCATGTCATTAATAACATCATCATCGGTAACCCTTGCTTCAGGGTTAAGCAAACTGTTTGCTCTACGAGTGAACCAGTCTTCAGAATAAGATAAGCCAAAGTCACGAGCTAAGCCACGCAACGTGTTAGCCTTTGACTCAATAGTTCCACCAATCTCGTATGTGCCGCGATCAAGATCGCGTTCAACACGAGAAGCAAACCACTCCTGAAACTCTCGCTCATCCCAACCTTCATAGATGGAACGACGTGCAATACGCTGCAAAGCATCATCGGTTAAAGAAGCATTGTAACGAGCAGCAATATCCCTAACCGTATCGGTAGCGCCCTCAAGGGTGTTATTCCACTCCCCACCAGGATCATCGCCAAACTCCCGGCGAAACGCATCAAGCCAAGCATTAGTTTTATTGGTGTCCTGCCACCAGTCAGTCTTTTTTAACTCTTGATCATATGTTGTTGCATCCCAGCCATTACTAATGGCCTCCTGCAACAAGTCCCGCAGCTCCGAGTCTTCCTTAACAAGCTGAGCAATATAAGGCCCGTAGTTATCGTAATACTCTTGAACGAACTCACGGCGAGCAGTACGACGATCACCCTTAGAACCCTCACGCAAGCCGGCAAGATCAGCCTCAGCCTCTGTAACGGCCTTCTCCGCATTAGAGATAGCGGTACCAGACCCGGACTCCTTGGCCCGAGCAAGGGCCTCTTTGGCCTCAGCAATGGCACGCCTAGCCTGTTGAGCAGCAAACGTGCCCTTACGCTTGCTTTCATTATTGCTATTCTCTGGGTTTCTAGGTTGCCTTGACTGTTCAGCCATTATGCACCCCTTGCTAACGCATTAAGAAACACATCATAATATTGGTTAGCCTGACGATCCTTGTAATCGTCCTGTGACTGTGCATAATCCAAGGCCAACATGCTAGGATCAACACCACCAGAACGAGTAACTGTCGAACCAGAAGCAGTCACAACCTGTGGGTTAGCGGTTTGCGACTCGTTAAGAATCTTTAAAAACTCACTGTATTCATTGTCATTAGGATTGCGCCCAAGGGCACCCTGAATGGTTTGCATCAGCAAGCCACGGGCTTGCGTCGGTGAAGTGAGGTCAATGGTCTGTTGTGTGGAAAAACCACCGCCTCCACCACCACCGCCGCCGCCGCCGTAACTACCAGATCCGCC